TTCTAAATATGTTTTATTTACTACATCGTTGGCATTAACTGGGTTAGCTAGATTTTTAATTACTTTTGAATTTGCGTTGTACTTGTCGTCTGTGTCTAAAGCTAAATTATTTGCTTGGTCGTCTGTAATTTCTTGTGCAACATAAAAGTTTTGATTTGCTGACCTATCTAAATCTGCTTCTGTTAAAACTGAACCATCACTAAAATCAACTAATCTTGCATCAATAGGAGTTTGTCTTTCAATTCTAATTGTAACTCCATTAGCTGGTGCAGTAGTAAAAGTTAATGTTGAAGTGCTGACTGTAAATGCACTAGTTATAGTTCCATTTAAATATGCTTTGATATGAGTGCTATCAATATAAGAAAACGGAATTGCATACGCAACTGTGCTTCCGTTACCTGTGTAGGTAACTTGTGAGTATAATGGCATTAGTTATTATTGGTAAAAGTTAATTAAGGGTTGAAGTCTGTCTAAATCTCTACTTCCACCTATTACTTGTTTATTTCTTTTTTGTTTTTGAACATCACTAAAAAGATTTCTGTCAGGATTATTTATATTTTTGTAGTTACTTTTTTCTTGTTCAAATAATGCTTCAGCTCTAGTTTTGTAAATTTCATAAATATAATTTATTCGCTTATATTTAGTTCCATCATCAGCAATACCTTGAGCTAATTTAATTGGGTCACTTAAATTTTGATAATCCTCTGACTGTATTAAGTCTGCTAATTTTTCTTTTAAAGTTAAACCTTCAATTTTTGTAGTATTTAATAATTGATTAATTTTGTCATAAGCTGTGTTTTTACCAAATTTATATTCAGTATAATCCACACCATCTTGAAATTTCTTTAAAGTTGTTGGAGCTTTTCCTAATCTTAAAATCTCCATTGCTACTGGGTCGTTAGTTTTATTTCCTATTGAAACTGGATTTAAAAAGTTATTAAAAAATCTTTGAATTGTATCTTCATCGTTAGCTTTATGAGCTTCACCTAAAAAATTATATTTAGGTGATGGTGGTGTACCAATACCTAATCTTTTACCTATAACTTCATCAATAATACCTTGAGCATCTCTTAAATATGGGTCATTATTAATTTTAGAAATAATATTAGGTACAAAACTTCCAACTTTATTTGTAAAATATTTACTTGCAGTTTCCCCATCATTATCAAACATTGCATCTACAATTTCTTGAATAGCTTGAAAATAAGTTTTATTTAAAATATTTGTTTGTAAAGAATTAATACCTGCTCTTGTATTTATTAAAGCTCTATCAGCAAAAGAAATTGGATTAGTGTCCATTTGTCCTGCTAAAAATAAACTCATATCAGCACCAACTCTTTCAATTTGTTCTTGAGTTAGTCTGTCTCTAATAGTCATAAAATCAGCAACTATTCCAAAGAAAGCACCATAAGGGTCTAATCTTCCAAATTGAATTTGAGTACCACCAATATTTAATGAATATGGTTTAAAATTAGTTTCTGATTTTTTAAATCTTAATAATTCTGCATCTGAATATTGACTTAATGCTTTGCCATCATCTTTTTGATTTGTAGAACCACTAAGCATACCAAGTTGATATAATGCTGACGCAGAGCTTAATAATATTCCACCCATTGCAGTTTGACCTCTAACTTTAGCAATCATTCTTGGGTCACCAGACCTTCCTAATAAATGGTCAAGGTTATAAGTAAGGCCACCAACTGTTCTATCAGCAATAGCTTTTGCTAATTGAAATGGTGTTCTTACAAAAGGAAAGAATTGTTTTAAAACTGGATAAGTTTGAATTGCTTCTTGAAACTTTTTAGCAAAGCCAGTTAGCTCATTAGTAAAAGTATTTTCTTGTGCATATTTTAATGCTTCAAGATTAGTTCCTCTTAAACCCTGTTCATCAAAACCTTGTTTAATATATTCATTAATAAAGTTATCTAAATCTTTTCCTTTATAACCACGTGCTTCACCAGCTTGTAATGCAAGTGCTTCTAATTTTGACCTGTAATTAATCTGTTTAAAAAATTCATCTGTTGCATTTAAAATTCTTGTAGGTGTTCTAATTATTTGTCCTGTTAATCCTGTGCCTGTGGATTTAGTAGTTGCAGTATCTACTTTAGTTCCTGCGTCTAATACTAATTCACCATTCTTTAATGCTACACCTGCATATTTTGTTGCTTCTCTTAAATAACTAAGTAATCCTGCAAAAGTAACTTTTGCTTCTTTAATCTGACCTTCATAAACTGATTTTTTAGCTAAATTATCTCCATCTAACCAAGCTGATATTTTTGAACCCATTATATCTTCAATAGGTCTAGCAATAGCTGTTATTCCGTTTGAAACAGCATTTACTCCTAAAGTTTTTGGATTAGATAATAAAGCATTAATCCAAACTTCGTTTGCTATATCCCAAATCTTATTACTAAATGCAAAATTTAATATTCTTCTAGTTACATCAGGTTTATCTAGTGTAGCTAATTTATCTAAAAGTTTTGCTTTAGCTTGTGGGTCTTTAGAACTAAAATTTTCAAATTCTCCAACAGCTTTTCTTAAATTTTCTTGAAGAATATTTGATTGAATAAATTCTTCTTTGGTTTGTCCAAAAGTTTTTAATCCACCACCAAATTCACTTGCAACAATTTTACGATTGTTTTGCATAGCTCCAATCAAATTAATTAATTGGTCTATTTCTTTTTCTGGTCGTAATCCCATTTTAGACTGACGAACCATTGGAGCTAACATATTTACAAGAGAATTTAATGTTATCTCGTGTTGATATATTAAAGGTGCAATTTCTTTTTCTTGGAATGTTTTTGTTAAATCAGCAAAATCTTGATAAACTTTATTTAAGTCTCCACCATATTCAAGTATGGCTTTTCTTTTAATAACTTCGTCAGAAAACTTTTTATCTACAGTATTATAACTTTTTTTAACTGCTTCTATAATTGAAGTAGTTGTATTAATTAATTCTTGTGTTGTTAATTTTTTATCAAAAGTATCAAGGTTAATCCAACTTCTAGGAATACTAAATGCTTCTTCAGCAGTTATCTCTCCTGCTTTCCATCTGTCGTAATTTACTAGTAAATCTTCTTGTGCAATTTTATTAAGTAATATTACTTTGTCTTCTTTTGATATTTTTTTAGGTATAGGATTTAAACCATCTACATTTTCTAGAGCTTCATTAACAATCTTCATTTTCTCACCGATTGTTTTAGCTTCATCTAATTGGTTTTTTACACCAATAATTGCTTCTTGTGCTTTACCAATAATAACTTCGTCAGCTTTTAAATTAGCTTCGTTATATCCTTCGCTAATTTTATTTTTAGAAACTTTTGCTACTTTAAAAAGAACTTCTGCCATTAAACCAAGTCCAATGCCTTCTAATCCGTTCTTTAATCTTCCTTCATACCAAGTGTCATCTTTATTAGTTTGAAGATATTTTAAATAAGTATTTCCAAATTCTGGTGCAAATTCAGTAACAACATCTGCAAATCTTCCTGAATTTTCATCAAAAGCTACAACGTCTGCAATAAATCCTTGAGTTGTTGTTTGAGCTATTTTTTGAGCTGTAGTTACTGGAGCTACTGCTCCTAATTGTTTTAATATTTTTCCACCTGTAGCATAGCCCAATAAAAATTGAGTACCTGCTTCAACAAAACTACCAACCATACTAGTAGTATTGTCATCATTTTCTGGTTTTGATGGGTCGTAAAAGAAACCTCTTATTGCATTAAAATCTTTTTTACCTGCTTCACCAAATATTGGGTCTTTTAAACCTTTTGCTTTAGCTTCATCGTAAGAAACAAGCTCTATTAAACCATTATTTGCTTTTTCTCCTAAAGCTACACCATAAACATTAGTGGCTTCTCCTAAAGTGTCACCTAAATCCTCAACTAGTCTTCCTGTTGAATTTATGAACTTTCTAGCACCTTCGTAAGGAGCAACTACAACAGTATCATACAACCAGTTGTTTTCCTTGCCTTCGGGTACAACATTATTTTGTTGTATTGGTTGAGCTGACTGTGTTGGTTGTTTTTGATTAAATTGTTCTAATAATTCTTTTTCTTCTTGAGACCCAATAAAATCTTCTTCTACCTCAATGTATTTACCATTGGGTAGTTCATATTTTTGTGCCATATATTATTTTTTATCTTTATTGAAATTTGGGTCAAAAGCATCTCTAACTATTCCTGTTAGAGGATTTTTCATAACTTCTAATGCTTTACGTTCATCTATAACTTCTTGGGCTTTTTTAGCTTCAGCAGGACTTTTATATTTCTTTTTTTCCTTCTGTTTTAAATCATAAAGTTTTTGAATTTCATCATCTTTAAGATTTTTATTTTCTTCTTTTAATTTTTGCTTAGCTAATTCATCTTGCTGTCTTTTTTGTTCAATAGCATTATCAATATTTTGAACAATATTACCTTGTTCATTTCTAGTGATTTCATTTACTTTTCCAAATAAAGTATCATTTTCTCTTACACTTCTATAATTTTTAACTAATTCCATATATTTTTTTTCTATGGCATCATCTAAATCAGATTGTGTTTTGTAATTAACTCTATTGTCTCTATACCAAGCTCTTAATTTTCTAGTTACATAAGTAGTAAAATCAGAAGCATCTAAAGCTGAACCACCACCTTTTTCAGAAGAAATAATTTTAGATATTCTAGCTAAATCACCTCTTACAAAACTATTTTGCAAAACTTCGTCATATTTGCCTGATTGTGCATCAGCAATATATTCACCAATATATTTATTTTTAGTATCGTTTCTTAAATTACCTATTTTAAATTGTTCTCTTGTGTACTCGTATGCTTCAGCAGTTTTTCCATCAGCTATTAAATCATCTATTTTTCTTAATACTGCTGGATTGTCAGTGTTACCTCTATCAAACTGTAAATCTTTTATAAAATCAGTAGCTCCTTGTTTTTCTGAACCTGTTCGTTTTGGGTCATTAAGCCAAGCGGTTACATCAAAATCAGGATTTTCTCTAACTTTTTCAGCTAAAAAACTATATGTATTTAATTGTTCTTGTTCTCTACGACCTTTAGTTAATTGATTATATTTGCTTGTTCTTTCAGCAGATTTTTCAACTAAAGCATCAAATAATTTATCTTTTTCTAATTTAACTCTACCAATATTTTCAATACTATTTGTTCCTGCTAATAATTTTGCTGGTAGTTCATTAACAATTTTTTTAGCCAATTCATAATCGCTAGTAGTTGTTGCCCAATTTTTTATTCCTTCTAAAACAACATCAATAGTTTCTCTACCATCTCCATTAACATCTATTAGTTCGGCTATTAATACGTTAATGCTATCCGACATTAAATTATATTTGTTGTAACCTGCACCACTTTCAGCAAAAGCACTATCTTCATAATTTTTAAACTGGTCTATAACTGCACCAATTCTAGCTTTTACTCTGTCATTAAACTTTTCTTTAAATACTGTTAATTGAGCTGTTCTATGATTATTTTCAAATTGATTTCTAAAACCAGAAGTTTCTTTAAAAAATCCTTTTTCTAAATCAAGTGGATTAAAAGCTCCTAATTCTCTTTCTTTAATAAATTTACCTAATTGGTCTTTATAAAAATTATCAAAAGAATTTGGCCTTATATCTTCTACTATTTTTTGGTCTTGATATGCTTTATTTAATTTTGAACTAAATTCAGAAGCAAAAGAATTTAAAGTAAGTTCTTTATATTTTTCTAAATAATATGGGTTAGCTGTTGGTTCTATTTGACCAGCTTTTATAGCATCTTTAAATGCTAATTTATTTTGTACGTAATCTTGTTGTGCTTGTGCAGAATTAATTTTTTTATCTTCTGCTTCACTTGCAAGAACAGCTTTTGTTCCGCCACCACTAACAAAATTATCTAGTGCAGAAGTAAATTCTTTAAGACCTGCAATCTCTGGTTCTTTTTGTGGTGTATAAAATAAATTAAAATCTCTAGAGAGAACTTCAGGTAATTCAGGAGTTAAATTTAAACCTGTAGGAGTTCTTGATGATTTTTTAGCCACGAGCAAAATCTCCTGCTTCTCGTCTGTTTCTTGCTTTCTCTGCGTTAGTTTGAAGACCTCTATTAGCTTTTTCAGCTTCTAATCCATAATAAGTATTAGCAACATTTAAAACTCCTGTTGCAAAAGCAAGTTCAGGATTTGGTGGTGTTACATAAGTGCTTTGACTTTCTTGACCAAATTGAATTGCTTCTAAATTTCTTCTGTATTGGCTAACATTAATTCCTAAATTATTAGTTAAAGAATTTGTGTAGTTACCTTCTACTCTGTAAAAATCTCTCATTAACGCATCATTAGAACCACTTAACATAAGACCACCTGCGTCACCTGCTTGAGCTACAAATTGAGCTTGTGCAGACCTAGTTTTTTTCCTTGCTTCAAAACCTTTTTGAGCTGTTTGGTCAGCAATTTGTCTTATTCTTAAACCTTCAGAAGCATAACGATTTATTGCATTTCTTTGAGCTAAATCGTTTTGTCTTTGTTGAGCTTGTTGTGTTGCTTTTTGTTGAGCTACTGTACTTTGGTATTGCATACCTGCTGAAGCTACCGAAGCAATTAACAATGCTGTTGTTGGTTCTACGCACATATTTTTATAATTTCATAAAAAGGTTGATTTAATACTCCATAATTTACTTTTCTTAAGAACTTGAACCCACACCATTTTAACCACTTGATATGAAGTTCATTTCTGCAATCTACATAATTCCAAAGAATTTTATGTTCTTTTGCTAAAAAATTTACTAGTTCTCTACATTGTTTTAAAAAAGGTTTTTCAACTTCTCTTAAACCTTCTGTGGCCATTAACCAAATTGAAGAATTATTTTTATTAACTCCAAAGATTGCTAATGGAATATTTTTTGAATTTACAAT